TGTTAAACTATCACCAGCTTCACCAATTTGTAAATTAGTTCCCGATTGTGGCTGTATCTTATCTACTTCTATTGTACTCATTATATAATTACTAAATTACCTGTTACTGTTATTGTTCCTGTTATTGATACTGGCCCTGCAAGAACTCCAGAGTCCATAGTCTGTGTTTCACTCAATGTTGAATTATGTGTAACAACAAATTCAGTTGCTGTCATAACTGGTGATATTGTTCTCTTGCCAGGTATAGTGCAGAACACATCTTTAGTAGAAGTTCCAAAATTTACTTTTGATGTGCTTCCAGATGAATTACTTATTACTGTGTCTCTAGATAATGTATCTGGAGTTGCATCAGTTACTGTGCCTATTCCTATTTCAAAAAGATTGTTTCCTGTTTCTACAATTGCATAGTAAGTCTGTTTACCAGTGCCGATACCTTCGACAAAAGTAATAAAATCTTGCGATGCACCATCTAGATTAAGTGTACCTTGTCCAGAAGTAGTGCTTGTTTCTTTAACTCTATCGTTAATGACTAGAGCCATGCACTCCTCCTTAACTTATTCTTAATATTGCGTTTGTAGATGTAAATGACGGAAACTGAATTGTAAAAGTTCCTGCTGTTGCTGTCTTATCTCCACCAAAATCTAAAACAGCTACTGCTTTGTTAGATGCTGATGTATTATAAATAAGTGCACCTCTTACTGTCATAGTTACACTTGTAAATGATAATTCTGCAAAATCTACTATTGCTACACCTGTGTCCAACGAAGTGTTTTGACCTGTTAAAGTTCCTCCACCCTGTGTGTAAGATCCTGTATTTCCATGTTGACCACCTGTGCTATCTCCTGGGTAAGCTGTTGTTGCTGCTGATAAATTAGCTGCACTTGTGTAAAGTGCTAACTTAAATACGTTAGCTCCAGATTGAAATTGATGCTCACCTTGAAGTATTTCTTTTTTAAATGAATTTGCTACTGCTTGTACTATTGCCATAATTAACTCCTATATAATTTTTTTAGTATTTGGTGATGGGCTCGGAACAACAATTCTCGGAACACCATCATCATATTCAGCTCTTCTTCTTCTACCAGTTTGTTGAAGTGAGAAGGCCTCAATTGCTTTATCATACCTTGTTTTAAACAGGTTGTACATATCAAGGGGGCCTTTTAAATATCCATAACATTCAACTAAAACACCATACAATAGCATAGCCTCTTGATTCGCTGAGATGAATGTATTTGTTGTGCTATCAAAATGTGGTGGATCTATAACGTAATTTAATTGTGTAGCATACGCTTGATCTGGTGTAGGTGCTACGACAATAGATGCATCATCCCAATTAGCATAATATTTAGGCTGACCGGTTGCACCACTGCCATTAAATTCTGTAATAAAACTTGTATCTTTTTTTTGCATAAAAGTTCTTGCTGTAGTTAATGCTGATCCAGCAAAAACTTGTAGAGATCTAATGAATAAAAAACCTGAAGGCATTTGCAAAAATCTTTTATTAGCATTAAAGTTTGAAGTTGCGTATCTTCTTAAATCGTCATAATCAACTTTACCTGCAATGTCTAATTCAGTATTTCTAATAAATTGATCAATTAATGTATCTGACAATACGTTGCTATCAACTTCGGTATAGTTTCTTACTTGTGTTAAAAAATTTGCGTGTGTTATTGCCATTATGTTATATTAATAGTGACATTACCTAAAGTCACTATAGCCTCTCTTTTTCTATTTTCTGCTGATCCATCAGTAGGTTGCATACCTCTAGATATGGTTACATTATCAATATTAGTACTAGGTATTGTGTTTGTATTAAATGCAAAATTTCCTGGAAGAGTTAAATTTGCAACACCAACAGTTCTACCACCTGAATCTGCTTTTACACCATCTCTATTTTTTGGAGATTGAAATCTTTGTGGTCTTGCATTTTGTAATGCAATTTTATCTGATGTTTTTTTCTTTCTTCTAATTTGTGGATGTTTAGGTTCAAATTCAGAAATATGTACAAATGATCCATTCCACTCTCTGACCATTTCATCATATGGAAAGGCCATACCTGATCTATCTGAAATTGCTAATGCGTACTTACCTCTAGAAAAACTTGACATTAAACTCCATCTCCAAAATAAGTTTGTGGTGATAGGTAAACAGATGTTCTTTGACCATCTTGATCTAGTGCTCTTTGCAATTCATCTTCATATGCTAATTTTAAATTTTGTGTAACAGTCGGGTTGACCATGAAAGATAAATAGTATGCTAAACCACCAACCATACATGGTATAAATCTGTAAGCTACATCTGCAGTATTTGTGTATGATCCTGCATCCTCTATTCTTTCAATCGCATAATATTTAAAGTGTGTGTATGTAGTTAAATCAGGTGCTTGATATAAAAAAACTTTTGGAGTTGTTTGTCTATCAACAAAATATTGCGATGGTTGTCCAGTTTGTAGTTTGTTTGGTAATGCAGCGTAAGCTGATCTATCTATTTTTACTAATGAAACATCTTGTGTATCTGAATTTTGTGCTGATAAAGATGATGAAGATACAAATGCCTCAAGCACATCATTAACACTTGTTGCTGTAGAATATTCTGCTGTACCTGCAACTAATGCTATTTCTTTTAACTTTACTTTCCATAAGTGTACACCTCTGTTACCCCACTCTGAAAATAAAATATTTAAATTACGTCTTGCTCTACTTAGATCATAACCAGAGTCAGTCACAACTCCACAACGGTTATACGCTTCCTGTACTATTTCATCTATGCTTAAATCAAAAGTAGTTGTTCCAGAAGTAGCCATTACATAATTCCTTTATAATAATTTATCATACCACCTTTTGATTTTTTTGTGAATGTTGCAACGTTAGTTGGCTTTCCACCTGGATTACCGGCTGCTCTTTTTCTTGCAACAGCAGAACGCCTTTGCGATGCTGACATTCGGGCTGCTTTTGCAGCAGGCACGCATTTGGGGTATTTTCTTTTTGATCCACTTGCAGATTTTCTTCCACATTGTTTAAATCCTCCACCTTTTTTAGGTGATCCTATGTCTACCCACTTTTGTTTAAACCAAGTTTTTAGACCAGCCATGGCATTAAATCATTCCTTTATAATATTTCTCGTAAGATTTATTTGACATTTTCTCACCAGCAATATCTGATTTAATGTACGATCCCATGTATCCACCCTCTTTTTTCTTATTAACTTTTTCTAAAACAACAATTGCCATACCACCTTTTTTAGCTTTTGGTTTTGGGCCTCTGAAGTCTTTTCTTTTTGTACCAGATGGATCTTTAATTTTACCTGCACAGATTTTCGATGCGTAGGCATTAGCATATGCTGACGGATACACGGCAAATTTTCGTTTAGCTGCCGCTTTTCCTCTTGGACATAATTTAGGCATCAGTATTCTCCTTTTTAAATTTTTTTCTGTTATATAACTTTTTGGATATTATCACTCTTGTTTTAAATGATCTAGACCTTACGGCTTTTGCGTAAGGATTCTTTGGCTTTTTTTGCAATATTAACTACTCCTGATTTACCCATTACTTTTGCTCTTTGCTCCATAACTGTTAGTATTTGTATTTTTCTAGCAAAAGGTTTGTTAACTCGTCTTACTTTCGCCACAGTAGCCCTAGCATCTGCAGGAGTGGCAAATTTTATACCTACTGTGTCTTTTGGATTTTCGTCTGTGTATAATCTTCTATCAGAGCCTTTAGGCTTTTTTCCTGTTCCCTTTTTTGGGTCTGCCATTTAAAACTCCTTTTAATGTTTTGGCTTGTGCTGCATGTGTTTTAGATGCCTTTTGTAGGCCCTTCATAACCTTTTTAATTTTTGCACCTCTTAATTTACCTTCAACTTGTTTTGTCATTTGTGATCTGCTTATTGCCATTATACTATATCAACTGCCTTTCCTATAACTGGTTTATACTTAGTTTTACCCTCAGATTTAAATGCATGCAAGAACTGTTTTCTTGGTTGTTCAGCAACCCAAGAACAGTGGATCCATCCCGAATTAGGTTCTCCCGGTGTAAAAAATTCAAGGATCAGCTGATCTGGCTGTAGGTTCTTATATATCCAATCTGCAAGTTCAGCGTTGGACGTTCCAATCACTTCGAAGTCTGCGGCCTCAGCTTTAGCATGTTGTGAATTAATAGAGCTACCGATAGCAAGGCACAGCTCTGGGCTACGAAATCCGCTAGTAACCTTGACCCTGCCGAAATGGTCACGTACCGGCTGTAAAATATTTTCACATAATGATTTTAATTTTTCTATTTGTTCTGCGTTAGGGTTATTATTAATGCCCTTACGTATAGCGGTGTCACTTTTAATAAGCTCTGACAAAGTAAAATTACGACTAAGATTCATTTTTTTTCTCCATTTTATAAAACATGTTATCAGTATCCTCAGTTACCATATCCGTATCTTCTGCATCCCAATAAGTATTTTGGACTTTATAGTCAGGCCAACTGTTATCAGTAGTGTAACTATTAACATGCCACAAAAGACGATTATTAGGCTGAGCTGCATAATTACCGTTATTAAGAGCCAGTATATGTGCACACTTATGTTCTTGAGGAATTTCAGAATGCTCAACGTCCAAGATATTAGTATCTGGATGAGCCCAGTCAACTGTAAATAAATATTGACCATGATAAAATTTTTTATCGAGTCCCAAAAATTTGCCATTTATACCATCCAACCAATCGTAGCAATGCACGCTAGGCCAATAGCTAAAACAGTTCCACAATTCCAACTGCTGCACTGACATATCCGGCACTTCGGCTCTAGAAAAACGTTTTTGGAAAAACGCTGAGATAGGCAATCTCCAATAGCACGCACCGTTGGGTAACATGATGTT